TCGGGTTTTTAACTCGCCCCACGTAATTGCCATTTTTTACCTTTTGGCCTGAGCCTTTTTCTTTGGAGCCCTTTTAGCTTCAAGAGCTTCTATTCTTTTTGTTAAGGGAGCAATTTTTTCTTCCAAAAAAGCCTCAATACCATTAAGCTCTTGCCCCCCAATTAAATCTGTTGCTATGCCAAACTTGCCACGCTTCCGATTAATAAGGTCCATTGCCCCTGCTTCTGTTGTAAATTCTTCTACCCTTCTGTTCCCATATCTTTCTTTTGGCGTAAAAGTCCGATACCTTCCTTCTGCTTTTACATTCAACGGACCGTCTTTATACCCTGCCTGATCGGGTTGTGTTAAATACTCTACAAATATTGAAGCCATTTTTCCCTCTTATAAATGGTAGGCAAACAGGAGGAGGCTTGTAGCCCCCTCCCATTGCTCAATAGTTAATGGTCGGTAGCTTTTTATTAAGCGGCCGCCCAGTTGAAAACTTCCATTGATGACTGGTTGATTGCATTCGACCCTGATGGAGCTTCGTCATGTTGAGCAAAATCTGCTCGGGCACAACCGAAGATCTGCTTAATACCTACTCCATACTTGTCTTCATATGCATCCTCTTTCCGTCTTACAAGACGAGGCTCGGAAGCATTTCCACATACAACCGCATCTGCCCCTAATATAAGGTTACGTCTTGTAGAAGCACCGTTATTAGAGTCTGCGACAGGTCTACGAATCCTATTATATTCATGGACAGCGATACCTTCAAAAATGATATCTGCATTACCAAACATCGGATTAGCCGCACTTGCTTCGGTGCGAGTATACGCATTTTGATAATTACCTTGAACAGTAGTATCAGCCTTTAGGTCAGAAACAGAATAAACGTGTGCTAACATCACATACATTTCTCTTCCTTCAAACTTTATAGGGTTGACATTTGCCAGTCGCAATGTTTGATAATAGCTACGAAGTTCAGCCGCATCTAAATTATCATCATTACTGATGTCGGCTTGTTCTGTAGCATTATTTCCCCACACTCTTCGTGGGTGATCATATGCTGTGGCGAATCCACTCCTGATAACATGTGCGGCATTACCATCGTAAAGTGCGTCAAGGATAGATTCTTCATACTGACCCGTGAGCCAGTCTGCTAATGCCCCTGCGGCTTCTTGCTCCATGCGGAAATTAGTTTTAAGATCCTGCAACTCTGGAGTGTCAAAACCAACAGCGTGTTTCATTAACTCAACTACGACCTCCATGTCGTGTAGTGCTAACCCTTCTTCTTGGTCAATCATAGAGGTAGTGCCGTATGTATACTGATTTAAGTTATTTGAACTACCTGAACGATTAGTTATACCTGTTACGTTTCGATCAAGAGCCTTACGAAGAGCAAGTCGAATACGCTGACCACGCTCTTTACCAAACTCATCTTTTACTACGATAGGGGAATCTGCCTTACGCTCGTAAGGATCTTCTCCGCCATCTTCCTTCTTCATCAATCCTGCTTTGTTGAAAAACAACTCCCCTTGAGTCTGAACATGCATTTTAGATGAAAATAAAATGTTCACTAAGGGGTCAGCTAAACCTGCGGTGCTACCTGCACCTGTTACAAATGCCATTCTTTTACCTTCCTAACGAATTAACCTACGCACCTTCATATAACGCACGTAGCATTGTGTTTCGCTCGTCTGGTTTCATATTACTAACTGCCCTTTGAACTGCATCTCCCTCAAGAGACCTGAGCCAGTTAATCTTATCCCCAATCGGAGCGTTATTGCTTGGCCTTGATGTGGCCGTACGATTCGTTGGAGCCGTTCCCTGTTGTCCCCGTTGTCTACCAGTAAGCCCTTCTTTTCGGGCCTCATTGGTTTCTGAAGCCATTAACCGTGTTCTAAGAGATGGGACTCCCCATATTGCTTCCTCTACAGCAGTATCGTTGTAGCGAAAAGCTCCTGAAGAATCTTCAGCCCCGTATTCGGGGCCCCACTTCTGTCCTACACGTTTTACAACTTCATTGAGTTCTGGTTCCGAAACATCTCCAACGTGATTCGCAACATAGTCGCGTACCATGCGTAGGTTATCCTGCACAATGCGATCTTTTTGCGATTGACTGGCAATTTGACTTTGAGTCTCAGCCTTCAGGCTTTCTGTCTGCTGAGACAGTTCAGTCTTTAAATTATCGCCATATTCTTTCAATAAATTTGCGATTCCACGCTTGTAGCCTTTTTCGTCTTCAATAGGGTCAGGGATATTTTCCATAGCACTATCTAAGTCGAAAGTAGTCTGCACAGCGTCAACGGCTCCTTTATTGTTAGGTGCAATCTGATCAACGACCTTGTTGAGCAAATCGTTTACTTCTTTTTTTTGCTCTGAAATCTCTTGATCTCGTTGCGTTTGCGACTTCTGCCAGTCTTTCTTGTTCTTATGGTCAGCTATCGCTTGACGGACATCAATCTCTTCTCCGTCTATCTGAACTTTATCAGGAATATGTTGGTCTGTAGAGTTCGCATCTTGCGATTGCTCCTGTGACTCATCTTCTTGAAATACCTCAGACATCTTACTCCTCCTTATTTAGACTTGATTAAGATATTCTCAACCAACTTACCCGTTAGGGGGTGACAAGAAGTATCCATCTCAGTAGTCTGGTTATGCAGTAACTTCACTGCTTGGTTTATATCTTGGTTTAAGTTCTTCATAGTAATTATCTTTATTTGCATCTCTCACTATAAATTCTGCCGCATCTAATTCAAAATGGTAAGGATCTACAATCCTTCCAAACCAATCTTTTGTCCCACAATGTGGGCAAGGAAAATGTGGTAAGCACATTCCTACCTTTCTTTTTTTGTCAGCCCATCCAGTTAATCCACACTTCCAACAGGTACGGATCGTAGACCACGGGCCGATAATGGCTACCTCGCTATCTCTGTATTTAATCCATGCATACCCTGCTGGTACTTTATCTTTCCACTGACGAGTCCAGTTTAAAGATATATCCCATCGCTTTCCATCGTCTCCGCCAAATTGAGCTTCTACTATCCCCCTATCTCTACTGCTTTCAGACTCTTTATCTGAAAGTGTAGGGTCAAGGGTCAGGTCATAGGGTAATGTTTGCACTACAACCTGTATAGCCCTTTTAAAGGTAATATCTGCCTCTGGAAGCTCTTCTTCATACATGTCTTCCAGATCAGCATCTACTGCCAATACCTTATCGCTTAAATCACTCATTCCCTCCTCTTTCTTCTACGAGCCGTTATCATGTACTTCTGGAAGTCTCTATCGACCTCTGCCATAACTGTAACTTCTTGCCTTGACTTTGGCCTTTACTTTTGTTTTAGCCTTGTTTTTTGGGGCAGAAGCTACAGACTTATACCCACTTGTTTTTGTCTTCATCCCCGAAACGGGTTTCTTTTTTTTCATTCTGGTCATTGCTCCGTAGCCTGCCATTCAATTTCTCCTATATCGGTTGTTGAGGTGGAACTGGAGGACCTTCTGGAGGAAGCCCCTGTGGCGGTATGCCTTGCTCTGGTGGACCTTGAGGTGGAACACCTTCAGGTGGTGGACCTTGAGGCGGAGCCCCTTCAGGCGGTGCCCCCTGTTGAGGTTGCTGACCTTGTTGAGGCTGTTGAGATGCTTGCACTTGCATTTGTAATTGTTGCATTACGGTCTGTATTAATTCTTGAGGGTCCATACCTATCTGCTTTGCGGCTTCTTCAAACTGCCCCATTAACTGCTGACCCATATCTCCCTGTTCCATTGCCTGCAACAACATCTCTTTATTCGGAGCATCCATCAGTTCAAGTGCCCATGAAGCGGAGGCAGGTCCTACTGCCTGCAAGATCATCTGAGCAAATTCCATACGTTCCTGTCTTGAGCGGTCTCTCTCTGTATCCAACTCAAGCCTTACACGTTTCAAGTCAAAACGATTAACTGTGTCAGCGTTAAGCACCATCGTATCGGCTTCTTCTCCGTCTGGAGTCACCAAAGTTAAAGGTTGCCCTGTTTCGGGGCTTATCATAGGCACTCCCGTTTGTTCGTCAACGGCAGGCTGTAATCCATACTCAGCGGCTATTTCAGCCATACTATTACCCACGAACAGGGTTTTATCTTCTTTGTTTTCCTGATCCGTTATCTCCATGACTCGACTGCCTCGCATAAACTGTAAAATGTTTCTCATACGAAGCATAGTTGCTCTTTTTAGTCCACTTTCCAAGTGTCTACGTGGCATTGTGGTGAGTAGGTCTGTTGCAGATTGCAAAGATTGAATACCAATTCCAGACGTTGCATAAGGCATACTCCCTCTCTGCACATCATAAACGCCACTAACTTTGTCTTTAATTGAAGATAAAAGCTGATAACCAGACTGAAAAAGGTCAGACCCTGTAGCACGGCCTCCCTCAACCCGAGGACCTGAAAAGCTTGGGAAAGGTCGGAATATCTGCATTGGATAGCGTCCAATATTCTTTAACTTTTCTTCATCTTCTCGGGGCAGACTGCCTTTTTCGGATACTACATAGTTTGAACCTGCAATCATCATCTGCTCTAACCAACGTGCTAATGTTCGATTGATCAGGTCTTGCATCCCTACAAGATAGTCGATCTCGCCTTTCGCATGAGATCGGTCACGTAATCTAACGTAACTGAAAAAAGCAAACGGATATTGGTTATGCCCACCGTTCGTCTGGCAGTAGACACTATTTTCCCTACTAACTGTTGTATCATTTACAACCACTGTCTCCATTAACTCTGCTATTCTTACCCTCACCTTAGTAAGCTCTGCTTGCCTTTCGGGTGGAAGAGTGTCAAAGTCTTCTTGTGTTATATTGCGATCTTCTCCAGTTTCATAGTCTGTAATCGTTGCATTCTCCCCATCGTCACGCTGATAGCGAACTTCAAACTTATAAATTTTTTCATACATCGTTTTTACATACGCCATCTCATCAGGACTTGAAATGCTTTGCCCCATCGTGCCTGCCTGAGACCCACCGCCTGCCCTTCTTCCGTATTCTTTGAAGCGAGAATCCTCAGAAGTGTCAAGAAAGAAGTCAGGGTAATCAGACTCTACATGGTCAAGTCCGTAAACTTCTTTTATGTAGTCAACTTTTCGGGGCTCAAAATGTATTATCCAATCAGCATCCTCTCGTTGCCAAGACCGAGCCGCAGGGTCCCAGACTACATAGCGAGGGTCTACCCAACGTGCTTCGGGAAGTCCCATACCATCTTCTAAGTCTTGATTCCACCCCTCAAACAACACTCCTTCGCCTGTAAAAAAGAAATCTTGTATTACATCTTCAAGGTCGTTATGGTAGTTCTCTTCAGCGTCTCTTGTATATTGCAGTAAGTCTACCATCATCTTTGCATACTGATGGTCTTTCCCAAAACGCCCTACAGGATTAATGACAGGAGCCGCTTCTAAAACACGGTTCACCATCTGATCCATGTCACGCCTGATTACATTCGCAACTATAGGCATAACACGAAAACGCTCGTTTTCGCTCATGTTTTGGAATTGTCTACTGGCGTAATACGACCAAGCTCTACGTGCTTCCGTAGCCCATTCCCCTGCCTCGGCTACCCCGTCCTTTAGTCGCTCGTTACAATTAACGGCATGATCGTCTTTTGTTTTTGCCATTTTTATTTTGTGCCCGTTTTCCTTTTCAACTCTTCAAGTATGTTTAACAACTCTGCTATCATCTTAAATGCCCCTGCCCTCGGGAATGCGGCATCACCCCCGAGGACACAAAAAAAGCCACGGTTGAGGCGATGCCGTGGCCCAAAACTACCTACATGCGATGCTAAGGAGGGATAGCACCGCAATAGATTCTTAAATAATATATTCAACTCTGTCAACCCCCTAATTAAAAATAGAGCTTTCAATAGCCTTCTTTTCTTCGTCACTTAACCCTGTATCTATCCCTGCCTGCCACAACCTAACCGAGTCCTCTGCGGCTAATTCAGCTTTTATTTCTTCCGCATCATCAGCGTCAAGCATTTCTTCATAACCGTCACTCTCCTCTATATCTCTCACCATGAACGTGTAGTCCCAAACCTGCATTGCCGCACAAATTAAGGCTACCGCCCTTACAGGGTGTGCAAGATGAGAGTTTTGAAAAAGCTTGCAATGATCGTTTATCTGTAATTCGTTTCTTGCCAGTAAGGTTTCTACCAACTGCTTACCGTATTCCTCGTCATCTCCCATTGGAGGGGTGTCCATCAGGGCAAGGGTAAGGTCGTTTGATGTGTATGTAGGGAACCAAGACTTATAATCCACGGGGTCAATATTGCTGTCATACACACATAATCCCTCTGTAGATCTAAGGAATTGCATAAAGGGAGGTTGATTTGGAATGGTTATCCCCATGTCAACCTGATATAAATCTTTTAAACTAACGGAGGCAATTCTCAGGTCATGCATTGTGGGGTTTGTTACTTTGGCAATATCCACACCGTCTATCTCTGTGTAGAATAAATCTTTATACCTGCTAACTACATCTTTATCCCAATCTTCAGGATCTAACGCCTGAGCCTCATCTAAGACGATTTTAGGTCTGGGCTTTTGCCGTGGATCATTATCGTAAACCTCTCCCACTACGCAGGCATACCCTGCTTCATTTCCCTTTGGAGGAATGATCCCCATCCACACACGGGTGTATATATTCCAACCATTACCCTCATCTATCTCTACTAATCCATGATCTTTTCTTTTTCTTACTTTAACTGAAGTGTTCATTAAATCCCCCCTGCCAAAATTCATAAAGCGGTGTAGGCGTTTCTGCTTCGCTAAGATAGTATGTCGCACCGTTATTTAACTCTACAACGGGGCCTCCATTTCTCTTCCCTGACATCGGCTTTATATCGACAATTTGTTGTTTATATATCCATTGCAGAGTGCCGTTTGCAAGTTCTACAATAATTTTAGGATTCGGATTCGTAGACAATGATAGGAGTCCCTTCTCCTGCATAAAGGCAGGCTATGTTATGGTCAAACCACTCGCAAGCTCCTTCATAGTTTACATCCATGTCTTTCATTAACAAGTCCATAATACGATTAGCACTGTAAACCACAAGGCCATCATTAGGGTATTGGCCTCCAGTTCCGATAATTGCACCATCCAAACCGTCAAATGTAATAGCATCTTCTCTAATTGCTTCGATATCCAATTCAACCTGCGACTCCCTTTGCTTCATTTGATAACCTCCTTATATGGCGTGAAGGAGCCCAGTTTTTTAGTTGCCCTGCTCCTTGCATGTCTTCTAATAACCTGCCCATTAAACTTAAAACATCTACTTGGTCATCGTTTTTACCTGCGTCAAATCTAAGCATTTCCAATCTTAAATCCTCCAACCACGGAGCCCCACGCAAGAAATATACTTTTCCAGAAGACATCCTTGCCTGTATCGCCCTTGCACGGGATCGCTTGTCGAACCTACTGGCAAAAGGAGTCCTAACGCAATACGACCTTCTTTCCCGTTGTCGCATGTTAATATATGGATCAAGAGAAGATCTGATTTGCCCTGCTTCTTCCGCCCATTGAATAGGCTTCCATTTGTCTACTAAGTCCAGAAATGCTTCTACCCATACATCGGAAACAGTTTGCCCTCTCCACCAATCAAGTATGTATAAATTATCTGCATCATCTACTCCACACACTCCATGCACGGTGTAATCGCCTTCTCCGTCTTTTGTAGCGTAATCACTTGCTCCATATAATCTTAAATTTTCTGGAGCCTCTTTTACGGTTTTGAACCAGTCGGCCAGAAAGTAACCCCCCTCTTCCGCTTGGGGATTTTGTTGGTATAACGCACTCCAGTCACGGGACCCAATAACAGATTTAATTTGCAATAAGCGGTCTTCAGGATACCAGTCACTCCAAAGAGCTTCTCCTCTTTTTCTTCCTAAAAGGTCGTTGTCTTCTGCAAGGGCAGGAAGACTTATAACCTCCCACTTATCTCCACCATCATCCTCTTCGGCAATAAGTCTCCCTGCAAGATCATCATCGTGCCAACGGGTCTGAATAACCACAATGGCACCTTCAGGCATAAGACGGGTGTAGAGAACAGAACGATACCAATCCCATATTCGGTTTCGTATCGTTTCTGAGTCAGCTTCTTGACGGTCTTTTATCGGGTCATCAACTATGGCAAGATTGGCCCCTCTTCCCGTGATCGCCGTCCCTACGCCCGCCGCAATATATGCACCTCCTGTCTTTAGATGCCAACGATTTGCGGCCTGAGAGTCTTCGCTAAGTTTGGCATCGGGGAACACCTTGCCGTATACTCCACTGGAAACAAGGTTTCTTACTTCACGCCCAAAGTCGGAAGACAATTCCGAGTTATAAGACGCAGATATAATTTGTGCTTTAGGATTCCTACCAAGATACCACGCAGGGAATCTACGGGTAGCTAATTCGCTTTTAGTATGACGGGGAGGGCAAAAAATCATTAATCGTTTACAATCACCAGACTCTACGCGCTGTAACGCACTTGCAATAACCTGATGGTGTGCCCCTACTTCAAAATCTGGTTTAGTCAGGGTCACAAAAGCCATAAGCTCCTCTCGGGCTTTACGCCTTTCCAATAAAGCAAGAGCCGCTTCTTCGGGGCTAATTGACATCAGCGTCTCTCACTTTAAGCTCATTACAGCACTTCTTATACTTCCTTCCACTACCACAGAAACAAGGATCGTTCCTGCCAATACCTAAGTCCCTAATGGCTTTTGCGGAATGCACCGTAATACTATCAGGGCCTTCTTCTTTTAAAAAATTTAATATCTCTTTCTTATTAACTCTTTTACAGTCGTATGTTTTAAATCCAATATCGTTTGCAATAGCATCAAGGGCACTGGATATAGTCGTTGTATCCTTTGCAATGTCCACATCTAACTCAAAGGTGATTACTGTGGGCTCATCCTCGTCAGGCAGTGTGCCTTTCATCATCCATGTTTTTTTCACACAAGACTCCCATTCTAAATGGTTAGCAGGCCAAGGATCTCTATAAATCTTCTTCCGCTTCCACTACTCTTAGTTGTCCTTTTATGATACTCTCAAGGTCGGTATCCGACATGGCAGTTGCCTCTCCACGATCTTCTTCGATGGACATGTCAACTGCTTTCCTTTGAGGATAAACATACTTAGCCAGTTCACGCAAGGCCGATAATTGAGTTTGAACATCGCTGTTCGGGTCCACGGCAATCCGTGCCATCCCTTCTAAGGGGTCAACTGTCATACCTAATTGCTCTTCAACCTGACGGAGCTTTTCAGAGGCACTCACCTTACTGCCTTTATTGCGACTCCCCTTCTTACGTCCTACGGCTTTACCTGCTACGAACTTACCAGACTTAGGATCTCTCCCTTCCTGATACTGTTCCTCCCATTGTGGGTCTGCATTACTCATGTTGTCTCCTTAAATCAAAAAGTTATGTGCGATATGTATGGGTGGGTCCCTATGCATGTAGCTCCTTCACTGCTTTTTTTCGGTTTTGTGGTATCCCCCCACATGTATCATGGGTCGAGGCATGTATAATAATCGCGTAAACATTATTAGGCAACCATCGACTTGCCGACATCAGCCATACACAGCGATATCCACCATGTATAGCCCAGTCAGTTAGTAGCGATAATACCACATATCGTTAGTTAACTGGTTAGCCTGTCCCATAGCCCAGACTCCGCAGGTCGATCAGCCTGAAGCTCACGTAGCTGGCCTCTCACTATTCTCAATTCTTCACTTTTGACCCTTACCTGATGTGCCAGTGCAGTCACCTCACACTCCAGTAGATATCGCTCCCTATCCGCCCTTGACAATATCTCCAGAATTTTTCCATATGAGGTCACCTCATCTTGCATCCTATCGGTCAGTGCTGACCTTAAATCCCCCTGAGCCGTGCGAGCCTGTGGCTCAGTATTCTGCCTATTCATGTGTATATCCTATGTTTTTGTTACTTTCTAAGGTTTCTGTGGTTTATCAGGTTAATACATGGCTA